GATCACGATGAACGCATCCTTTTGATAGGTGACAGTTCCAAATGGTTTTGCCCATTTAGGATTTGCATCTGGATTAGTGGCAGTACCTGTTACTGCCATGCCACCTACTTCAAGCACAATTTCGTCGCGGGAAATATCCCACCCTAGGGTGTGAATGAGTTCCCAAAGACCTTCTTGTGTAAGGGCTGCCATATAGTTTCTCAGTAGAGGTTTTCTTCTTGGTCTGCCAACACAACACAGTCGCTGGTTGGATAGGACACACAGGTGAGAAGGAAACCTTCGGCAATTTGATCATCGTCCAGGAAGGATTGATCGCTTTGATCTACGGTGCCAGAGATGAGTTTTCCCGCGCACGACGAACAAGCGCCTGCACGACACGAGTAGTTGATGTCCACACCCGCTTCCTCAGCCGCGTCAAGGATGTATTGATCATCTGCACACGGGAAAGAAGTTTCAGTTCCATCGGATTGTTGTACCGTAATGTTGTAGGCCATCAGTAGGTTTCAGAAAGTTGTTGTACGGAATATGCTAGCAGTACAAAGAATGCAACTGCTGTCGCCGTGAATACAAATTCTGTCATCAGATAACTCCGAAGAAGAACTTGCCAGTCAGGGCGTAAGAAAGAAAACCTGCAACGATACCAAGCATCGCATAACGTCCGTTCATCTTCTCTGCTTTCTCAGCATAGGGTTCGATGCCGTAGCGTTCCAGATCTTCCTTGGTCATGTACATGCTCGGTTCTTTGGCGAACATATTCATTTGACCAAATTCATTCTTGGTGACTGTCATGGTAGGAATGCTTTGTAAACTTCTGTTACAATATATAGCATTCCTTAACAATTGTCAACTATTGAATGTGATGACATCCTGACCTAAACCGCCAGGGATGTTGACACTCCCAGCAGCGATAGGTTGATCAGGGTTCCACCCATCATAGTCATCTGCTGGGATGGAATAGTTACCATAGTTATCAGTGCTGAAAGGATCACTACCAAAAGGATCGGGATCCTGAGGGCACGACTTTTCGATTGCACTGACGCCCAGGTAGTGACGCCACAGTTCAGTCAATTGATTTTCATTGATGACAGTGCTATCAATAGCAGCATGGAGTGCAGAGCGCAGTGCTGCTTTCGCATCTTGAAGTTCAGTTTTCATTGGTCAGTGTCTAGTGGAGATACGTCATCTTTAACATAGCATGGAACCCCTTCTGGGTCCAGCCACTTGGTGTACTCAAAGTCATCCATTGCTGTATCCATCTGCATACCATTGTCACAGAGGTACATGTCACGATACTTACCAGTATAAGCATCTGCCTTTTGGATACGATAGTCAGGCGTACCGTTGTCTAGGATGCCTGTCTCAACGTACCGATAAGGGAAGCGTTCCAGGAGGACAATTGGTTTCATGTATTGGTGGGATAACCTAGGCATATGATAGCACGTTAGAGGAAGTGATACCACCCTGTTGCGATAATCTTTTCTGATGTGTCAGATTTACGACCCCTATGGTGGAAGGTCCAGTCTGCTGGCCAGATTACCGTCATCCCTTTCTCAGCAGGGACATAAAGGTCTTGGTGAAACCATTCAGTACCACCGTCAGGAACGTCATTGAGGTATGTCATCCATACCATATGTCTGTATGTATTAGATCTACTACTGGACTGACGTTCACAATGCCACATGTGATATCCACCGCCAGGTTTGTAGTATTGGAGGTTAAAGAACTCCTCCATTTTGAAAACATTTGTTTTAGCACAAAGAGGGAAGTGATCCACATAATTATTCATCACGCGGTTCACTTCCCCTGTGAAATCACGGACCCTAGTATCAGTGATTCCAATGAAGACAGGATTGTCCATGGAGTCTTTGATACTAGGGTCTACCATTCCACCACCATTGTCGTCAATGGTTTCCCCTGGCCACTTCTCGAATATAGTTTGAGTATTATAGAAATCTAGTATGCCGTTGACTACCTCTTCACTGATCTTTTCTTTGTAGATAAAATCAGTTCGGGGGTATGCTAGCCGACCATCGTAGTATATGGGCTCAGGGTTTAGTTTCATTATGCTAGAACATTGTCTGCGACTAGGTGATCAATAAGGTAGGCGTAATCCTCTTCGATATCAATTCCCCAGAATCTGACTCCTTTATTTTCATAAAAGCGGCAGACTTGTGAGAAGAGACTTGGGTAATCTGTTTCCAGAGAAATGTCTCCGTTGACAGCATCGCGAAGGATTTGCAGAGAGTCTGCAAACTTTGATTGGATCGTCATGATCGCCTCCTATTCGTCTGTTGGTCGGGCATACACCCGAGTGGGAGATGAGGGGATCGAACCCCCGACAATCTCGGTGTAAACGAGGTGCTCTACCGCTGAGCTAATCTCCCATACGATCCAGGTAGGACTCGAACCTACGACCGACTGCTTAGAAGGCAGTTGCTACTATTCCACTGAGCTACTGGACCTTAAATGTAGATGAACCTCACGGTGGCAATTTGCACATAGCATATCACATTTGTCTAACTCCCCTTCGATCTTTTTCCATGACCATAATCTGATCCTGTTCCATGATGCTTCCTTTTGTTTGGGATCTCTGTGATGGAATTCTAGCACATCTGGATACTTGTCGTAACCACATTGTTGACATTTACCTCCCTTATACTCAATTGCTTTGAGTTTACGTTGCCTCCATCTTTCGGTGCAGTATGCATTAAACTTTTTCTTTTCTTCCTCAGTCATGAGGTGGTATGCTTTTGCCATAAGATTAACGCCAGGGTGGACCTTGTACCCATCCAACGAGAGAAAGTCTAGTGCCTTGCGTTACACGAGTTACCATATGGTAATCATCTGAGTGAAAGAAAATCATTTGACCTGTTTTCATTTCTATTGGTTGACTGATTAGGTGGAACTCGCCACCTTTGTAGTCTTCATTTAGGAGAAGAGTGAAAGAGATCTTCCGAACCTTCTCGCCTGTTCTTTTGTTCTTGTGCCACTCCGACTCATCTTGATGCCAGTCATAATGGTTTCCTTCTTTGTATTTGGTGAGTTGCAATGGTTCTACGAAGTCAATATCGAAGTTCCAATTTGCTGCCTCATTTACTCTTGAAGCATAAGACATGACAAGATCATAGAGCGCCTGATCTTCTACGAAGTTGACTTCGCATTGTCTGACGTTCTCAATCTCGGTGTCTTCAAAGTTCTGATGCCTGTCTAAAATTTGTTTGATTTGTTCAAGCTCATCGTCATTAAGATCGACAGTTACATAGCGGTCACGATAGTTCATAGAATGCGTTGATCTTTTCATTTACAGCGTGTGCTTCGATTTCAGCACCCCTCTCCATGTGTTCATGGAGTTCATCGATCAGGACTTCCAACAAAGTGAAGTCATCTGATTGCAGATAATCATCCATGATTTGCTCTCGTGCTCAGAACTCTGTTAATATATAGCAGATTAAGGCGGTTGTCAAGGTCTTGGATGGGTTTTGTGGGGAATCATTTCCTTACCCATGATGTTGAAAGAGATAATAGTTCTTGACACATCAGTGAAGTTGGGTTCCTGCATGTGGGGTAGGTACGAAGGGAAGAATAAAACATCACCCTCCTCTACGTCAGGCATGTAATCCACCACCTCACCATTGATGTAGTTATGGAAGGGAGCAAAGAATGTAGTTGCCTTATGAACGCTGGAATCAAAGTCCACATACAAGACCGCTGTGATACCCACAGGACCATGGTTATGGACGCCATGAAACTGTCCACTCTTGGTTGTCTGGTGCCACATAGCAACTATGTTCCTGATGTCCAGGGGATAGTCCTGCTGCATCTCATCCAGGATGGGTTCCAGGGCATCTAGGATAGTCCAGTAATACTTTGGCATGGACTTATTCGTGACTAGATCATGGTAGTCAGTATCCATCTCGTGTGTATTGATACGCCCACCAGTGATGTGTGCCTGAGGACTGTGCTCGTCACACTGTTCCATAATTATAGGTTTCCATTTGTCCCAATTAGGGACACGAAAAGATTCAATTGGAATTGTGAACATGTTTGATAAACCATTCAGCATCAACAACTGCAAGAGGTTTCTTGCCATTCTTCTTCATGAAGAGGATGGGAGTGTTCTCTCCTGCATTAGCACACGCTTGTTCGTATGCCTCGTAGACATTTAATTTCTCTACGTTCTTACACTCTACACTAAAAGGAAATTTCTGTCTAGCATCTCTTGCCATCATAATATCCTCACCAGCAGCACCCATGCTACGGGACTCAATATCTTCTGGGTGAATATCTCTATGCTCAATGAGCATATCTCTAACCCATTGTTGGAATCTACGTCCCTTCGCTTTGGCGCTTTGTGGTCTCATACTCTTTCTTCTTTTTGAAGTATACCTTGTACCAGCGATCACACGCTGCTCGTATATACTTATAATCTTCGTGCTCGGTTCCTGCCAGAGCAGCAAGATAGACACAGGTCCCCTCCATCTCTGAGATGAGTGTCAGGATGGGTATAGGGGACTCTGGGTCTATGTTCCACTGAGGTTTAATCAGCATAACCGTCGTCATCATCCCCCATCTGATAACCTAGTCTCGTCTGACGAGGTTCATATGGTTTGCGATAGGCATCTGGATCTTCCTTGATGGCATCTTCAAGAGATTCTGCCAGGAGTTTCAGGTTATGTGCGATTAACTTTACCTTTTCATAGTTCATCCTTCATTCCTCCAAGAACTTTTTCCCAGTCAGCATTGAACTGTGCCAATCCCTCCCTGGTCAGAACATGATCATACATCTTCCAGAATACTTTGGGGGGCATTGTTACCACCTTAGCACCATAGAGAAAACAACGAGACACATGATGTACATCTCTTAATGATGCTGCTAGGACTTCCGTCTCCACTCCATGTACGTTGTAAGTGCCAGCAATAGCGCGTACCAACTCAACACCGCTAAAACTATTGTCATTACATCTACCTACGAAAGGAGAAACATATGTAGCACCTGCCTTTGCTGCCATGATTGCTTGTGCGACAGAGAACACAAGGGTAACGTTTGTAGAGATATCATCATCAGATAAGTTCTTACATGCTTTCAGTCCTTGGACTGTGCATGGAACCTTGATTGTAATGTTCGGATTGATTTGGATATAATCATCAGCCATTCCCAGCATGTCTTCCCAGGTTTCCCCTGAGACCTCGGCGGATACAGATGCATCCCACGAGAACATGTCTGTAATTTCTGCCAACACCTCGGCAGGGTTCCTACCTGCTTGAAGCATCAGTGTCGGGTTGGTTGTGACTCCATCAATAAGACCAGTATCTACTGCCTTTGCAATCTCTGCAACGTCGCTACTGTCGAGAAAGATCTTCATTAGTTATATCATGAGGGTCACTTGTATATAGCATAAAAATGGGGGGCATTGCCCCCCGTTTGCTATTTCTTTGTAGTGCAGTGACCTAAACTACAAAGTTGCGCGTCATGAAGTTTTTTCTTTTTGATCTCTTGTTGTTTGATGACAAGCAACCAGTTTGAATTTGACTTCATTTTCCAACCTCCACCTTCTTAGTGTAGACAGTACCACGATAGTTCATGGTCATGGTCTTAGACTCGTGCTTGTGCTCCTCATTTGTTTTGTAAGGAACACCGCGATAGGCAGTGTGTGTGCTATAAAGATTAAGCATTGGACTAACTCCTGAAATACTAGGGTGAGTTTTAAGTCTCCCGTTCCTTCAATCGTTTGCGTCCTAGTTATCAAAGCAGTGAGGATCTGTATGATTCATCCAGTGGATGAGAAGATCAGATTTCTCAAAGGGGGTGAAAAGAGTTGTCTCTTCCAATCCTTGCTTCAACCATTGATAGTCTTCACACCTAAGGAAATCCTCAGGTGGGACGTGACTAAAAAAGATGAGTGCCAATGATAACATAGGATGAACGCTCCGTTCCGCGACTTACTTGCGTCCCGCCCGAGAGCGGGATGAACGATGGTATGAGTATACCGTCTACTATTTATGTTTGTCAACCCTCCTGAGTCTAGTTCCTGGTCGTTTGAGGTCCTGTTTCAGGTTCTTCAAAAATTTCAAGTGGTCCTTGATACCATTGATCGGGTCCAGGCCAGGAATACTTGACACTGATCGTGTCGAGTCCTTCCACCTCGGACGGTTCCGTTGTGTATGTGGCTGCCATAGTTTCTTCTTCTTGCTCATCCCATGTCTCGTGTAGTTCTTTTAACTGAGCATCAACATCTGTCATTGTTTTGATGACCTTACCCTCCCAATACCATTTCTCTATGTAAGAGAACAAGAACTCTAATACAGTACGCAAGGGTGGTTGCTTCTTGGCAATCCACCCCTTGATCTTTTGCAATTGTGTACGTTCACCACCCCAGTGGTGCTCAAACTCAAAGTGAAAATCCTGCGAAGGTTTCTGTTCCGACATCTTGTTTGATCCCCCCAACGACATAAGATTCAATCTCGGTCTCCTGAGGAGCATTTTGCTGCCCTTTGCTATTTAGCCAGTGCTCTGTCCAAGGTAACGGATTGTTCTTAGCAGGGATATCATAGAGAGGAGCAAGACCAATCGATCTCATGCGACGGTTGGCGATCCACTCCACATACTGAGACAACAGTCGTTCGTTAAGACCAATCATGCTGCCCTCAGAGAAGAGATAGTTTGCCCACTCCTTCTCTTCTGTAACTGCCTCAGCAAACATTTGACGCACAGTCTCCTGTTCTTCTGCTGCAATCTGCTGCATCTCAGGATCATCACCGTCTGCCCACTTCTTCAAGATCTTCTGGGTCAGTACCAGATGCTGTGACTCATCACGGGCGATAAGGGAAATGATCTTTGCGGACCCCTCCATGAGTTTGAGCTCACCAAAAGCAAAACTACAAGCAAAAGAAACATAGAAGCGGATTCCTTCCAGGATGTTGACATTCGCAACAGCAAGATAGAGTTTACGTTTGAGATCTTTCATAGCCCAATCACGAGAAGGGGAACCCTTCCAGTCAGACTCCCACATTGTGCTTTGTGCCCAGTCACCTGCTGATTCCAGGAACTCATCATATGCCTTAGTCACAGACTTGGCACGTTTCAGAATCTTATCATCGTTAAGAGTAGTATCCAGAACCTCGGAGGGATTGGAGTACACGTTCTTGATGATATGAGTGTAGGAACGAGAGTGGATCTGTTCCATGAACTGCCACACACCCATGGCACCTTCCAACTCAGGGAGAGAACAATAGGGAGAGAATGCCATGCCAGGTCCACGTCCCTGCACAGAGTCCAAGAGAATCTGATACTTCAAGTTAGAAGTATAGATGTGTTGCTGCTGTTTGTTGAGAGTCTTGTAGTCTGATCTATCCTTTTGAAGTGACACTTCCTCAGGACGCCAGAAGTATCCTAGTTGTGTCTGTGTCAGTTTATCAAAATCAGGATACTTAAATTCAGCATACTGCTGCATTCCAAGAGGTGCCCCAAAGAACATCGGTTGCTTTTTGGTGTCAACCTTCTTGCTGTTGAATACTGTTACTCCCATCCGTTCCTCTTTCTGATTGGTATGTTCCGAAGTTGCTAACATAATATAAAAAACTATTGATTCTTGGTTTGATTTCCAAGGAGTCGCAGACTGCAAGGAAGGACTCAAAGTCTTCCTGCAAGTCTGGACCCAATTCTATTGTAACTTGCCTAGACATTGCAAGCGTCACATTCTGCTTCATTCCCCGACTCAATGTCAGCGAGAAGTGCTTGGAGTTTTTCCTCTACACTTTCCTCATCCTTCTTATTGTCGTATGTGTTCTGATAGTATGATGTTTTCCAACCATATTTGTATGTATTAAGAAGATCTCCTGCAATAACAGAGACGGGGACCTCGTTATTGGGGAACTGAGTTGGGTTGTAGGACCAGTTACCACTGATTGCTTGGTCAAAGAACTTCTGCATAACGGCAACAATGTTGATATAACCTTCGTTGGAAGGCATGTCCCACAGCAACGTATAGTTGTTCTTCAAGGAATTGTATTGAGGAACAATCTGTTTAAGAGGTCCCTTCTTCGATTTTTTAATGGACAAATAGTCTCTGGGTGGTTCAATACCGTTGGTTGCGTTTGACACAACGGAACTGCTCTCCGATGGCATCTGTGCGGACAGTGTGCTGTGTCGCAACCCGAACCTTTGAATAGATGTCCGAAGAGAATCCCAGTCATAATGATATTCAGGTTCTACCAGTTCGTCTAACTCCTTCTTATATGTATCAATGGGAAGAATGCCATCATGATACTTGGTACGATCGAATCCATCACATGCACCTTTCTCGATAGCAATCTGGTTGGATGCTTTCAGAAGATTGTACTGGAATGATTCTGTCAATCTGTGAACTTCCGCTAGGGCACTACGATCTTCATATTTAATACCTTTCTTAGCAAGGTAGTGTGCCAAACCAATGAAACCAATGCCCAGAGAGCGACGAGAGAGGGTGCTACGACGTGCTGCATTGACGGGGTAGTTCTGATAGTCAATCAGTTCTTCCAGACCACGAACAGCAAGGTCAGCAAGGTCTTCCATCTCATCAAGATCCCTCAACTTACCAACATTGATGGCAGACAGAATGCACAGAGCAATCTCACCTGCTTCATCATCGATGTGATTGATGGGGTCAGTCGGGAGAGTGATCTCCTGACATAGGTTGGACATATAAACTTTGTCCTTGAAGGAGGAGTGAGAGTTGCAGTGGTCGATGTTCATGATGTAGATACGACCAGTCTCTGCTCTTTCTTTCAGAAGGTCGAGGATGAGTTGCTGACCGTTGACTGTCTTTCTAGGGATTGAATCGTCTGATTCGTAACGGAGGTACAGATCATCAAAGCCATCAGTCCCGAAAGCATCGTAAAGACCAGGGACATCATGAGGACTGAAAAGTGAAATGTCTCTGTTTTGGATGAAACGTTCGTAGAAAAGTTTACTGAGTTGAATGGAGTAGTCCAGTTTTCTGACACGATTGTCCTCCGTACCTTTGTTGTTTTTGAGGACGATGATATCCTCTATTTCTTGGTGCCAGATGGGGAAGTGGACTGTTGCGCTTCCGCCTCGGATGCCATTTTGTGTGCAGCATCGGACAGTTGACTCAAACTTTTTGAGAAATGGTACAACGCCTGTGTGCTGAACCTCACCGCCCCTGATCTTGCTGTTGATACCCCTGATGCGACCTGCGTTGATACCGATGCCCGCCCTTTGTGCAACGTATCTGCCAATAGCCATATCGCTAGTAAAGATACTATCGAGGGTGTCATCAATATCAACAAGGACACAGCTAGCAAATTGTCGAAGTGGAGTTCGCACTCCCGCCATGATAGGTGTGGGAATGTTGATTTTGTGCCTGCTGATTGCGTCGTAGTATCTTCGGACATATTCAATCCTAGTGTCTGCTGGGTACTGAGCAAAGAGAGTAGCAGCGATCAGCATGTACATGTACTGAGGAGTCTCGTACGTTGCACCGCTGCTGCGATCCTGCACTAGATATTTATCGGTGACTTGCCTCAGTCCAGCATATGTAAACAGAAAGTCACGTTCGTGATCGATGTAACCATCCAGTTCGTCCCACTCTTCCTTGGAGTAATAGTTCAGAAGGTCAGAATCATACACACCCCACTCAACACCACGCACCACCTGAGCATATACAGTGGGGTGATTGTCGGGGTGATCCCAATACACAGACTTACGAAGGGAGAACAGAAGCAGACGAGCAGCAACGAACTGATAGTTCGGTGCATCCAGAGTGATCAGATCATTAGCAGAACGAATCAAGATCTCTTGAATGTCAGCAGTTTTGATACCATCAAAGAATTGCAAGTTAGCACTCATCTCCACTTGTGATTCGGACACACCAGCCAGACCACGGCAAGCATGTTCAACCATTACATGAATCTTATCTAGGTTGAGAGGTTCAATAGTTTCATCTCTCTTAACAACATTGACGCTCATACTTTCTTCCAGTCTGTAAATTTGAGTTTTGCTTCTAAACCTTGATAGGTGTTACGTTTAATTATATCAGAAGGATCCAATCCTGCCAACACCATATCATTGATGTCCTTGTGTACTAATTCTTTTGGCCAGATAACCACCGACTCTTTGCTTCTGATGGCAGAGTCAATCCGCTGGACGATCTGCACGTTTCTCGGTTCATTGTCGAAGACCCAGACCCTACTTCGATAAGGTAGAGTGCGGTGGTCAACATCGCTACCACACATAGCGACAGAGTTCCTAATGAAAGTGGAGTCGAAGGGTCCTTCTGTGACATAAACTGTTTCCTCAGAGTTGATTTGGTCACACCCAAATAGTTTCAGGTGATCGTCAAAGATTATAGTAACGTATCGTAGATTCGACTTTGGTGCCAGAGAGCGACCCTGGCATCCAAACCAAGTACCGTCCTCGCGAAGGAGAGGGATAATAATTCTAGGTCGATCGTTCTGTAAGGACTCAAAGGTTTGTTTCTGTGTGTTTACCCACCTCTTGAATTTATCGACATAGAAAAACCTACCGAGTTGATCCTCAGGTATCTTTCTGTCGATCAGGTATTGCTTGGCGGGGTGTCCATTATTTAGGTCATTGATGGATATCAAACCCGATACAGTTTTCTTAGCAAAGTGTGGAGTGCTATCAGGAACTTCGATCTTCTTGACCGTGGTGCCCTTACCAGTGGCATTGTTCCTATACTTCTCTAACTGATACTCATCATAGACAGCAGGTTCCACATCCTTCAAGAAATTTGCCAGAGTCCTACCGATGCCACAGTTGTGACACTTGAAGACCATGCGGTTCTTGATCTCGAAGAAGTAACCTCGTGCCTTGTTCTTATGCTTTGAAGAGTCCCCACAATAGGGGCAACGGAAATTGTAGAGTCCGTTCTTGACTTTCTTAAACTTTTCTAGACGCCACGACAAACGGGTGACGTACATCTCGTCCATCGTGAACATAAGATACTGCCGTTGAATCCAGCATACTCGCGTTCACCTTGGGTGTCAAGAAACTTCCAAAGATGTCAGACGCTTTGAGGATCGTCACAGCAGCGATGCCTAGTCCCATAGCAATCCATCTAAACTTATAGAGATCATCAATCTTCTTTTCCATTTCACTAAATCTCTCAGTGAAACGTTCAAACATTTTCTCATCATATCTCTGATGATCGTTGATCATCTTGATGATTGCTTGGTTTGCTTTATCTCCTTCGTCGAGTCTATTCTCATGACGCTCCAAGATTACAGCAACCTTGTTACTATTCTCCGAGATAGTCCCGACTGCTCTTTCAAGTTTGTCAAGCATCTCTTTGGAGAGATCTTCATAAATATCGAGTTTACTTTCGAGAACTGCTAACTTTTGAAGACCGAAGGCCATTAGTTTTTCCTCATTGCCTCTTGACGTTTATCCCAATAGAATTTCATCACCTCATTAGGGTAAAGTCTCTTGACAGAGAATCTTTTTGCAACTTCTGGGCGATAAATCTTTCTCAATTCAATCTTGACTTGTGATTCAGACTTACCGTAGAAGATAAATTCCGTCTGTCCATCTTCAAAGGACACACGGAAAGGGAGATAGTTCTCAGCAACCTGCTCTGTTTGGAGCATTTGCTCTACACTTTTCTCAAACTTACGTTTCTTTGGTTTCTTCCTAGTCAGACGTGTGATACCAGGAGGTTCATGAGACGGCGGAAGGGCAGTCTCAGCACCAGTACCAACTGAATTTGTAGGAGCGTCTTCGTTAATCACAGTTCTCTTAATGTCATCTTGATTGTATTATCCAAGGGAACACTCGCTAAACAACCAGCACTGTGTTCAGGGTAGCGATTTAGATAGACAATGAAAGTCTTCAACGCTGACCAATATTCTGGTTCCAACTTGTACATTAGTAATGGCAGTGTCCCATCACCAAACACATTGTATAGAACTATCAAATGATTCAGGATCAGATTGGTTCTGAGAACCCCCGAGTTAGTGTAACGTTTCAGCAATCGTTTCAGATATTTGAACTTCTTCATGTCTTCCATGAAGTCGTCAACAGTAACAGAGTGGGGGTTCTCGTAATGTTTGATGGCAAACATTAAATGGTTTTTTTCATTCAGCTCATCAAAATACATAACAGAGTATCAGTTATCAGGTGCCGAAGGTAAGGGTTGCAGCGCCGTCACTGATGACTTCTTCTGTACCACCCGCCGAGGTAATCTTGACGCGATACTTGTAGCCGTCGAGAGCACCATCAGCGAGACCACTGTAAGCAAGAGTTGCGGTCGTGAAGTCTGCATAAGTTACGCCAGTGTCAAGAGAAGCAGTGATATTTACCCAGCGAGTAGTTGCTGATGCGGTCTGACGTTGCCACTGATAAACGAGTGTGCCAGGTGTACCAGTTGTGCTGGTAGTGAGGGTGAAGGTGCCAGCACCCGAAGCGGATGTAGAAGCAGCGGGTTGAACGTCGATGACGACTGCCGATGCTACGTCTGCTGCGATGGCGTCATCAGCAAGAGTCTCGTTAGCGTTGAGATCAGGATTAGCAAGCACCATCAGATGCTCTGCCTTGTGACGTGTCTTGCCAGATGCGTCAGTGTATGTGCGGTATGCCCACCAACCAGGGGCAGTAATACCACGGGACTTGTTTTCTTCTAGTCCTGCTTCTGTGTCGTCAACAAACACAATCGTCTCGCTGGATGAACCACTACCGTTTCCACGGGTGAGTGCCACCTTGTCACGATTTGCTGTTGCGTCGGTTCTCCCATAAAGAGACATGTTCGCTTACTCCAATTCGGTTCCTATTACTTATTTATAAAAAAATAGAGACCGAACTGGTCGGTCTCGGTGTATCAACCCTCTCGAACTTCGAGAGCTTGCTTGACTTTCTCAAAGAGTTCGTCGTCAGCAGTTGTCTTTGTGAGTTTGACTGCTTTACCTACGATCAGAAGGCAGAGGTCGATGAGTTTCTCACCGAGTTCTGCGTCATCAGGAATCTTGGCAACAGCAGCATCTACAACTTTATATGCCAGAGGCAGAAGAAAAGATACCATGACCTTATAGAACAGACTATTCTATATAGGCTAATCAGGAGTGAATTTCTTATCCTTCATGTAACCCCACTGACCCTTATGGAGGGCACGAACGCCCTTACTCTTGTCATATCGGGGAGTCTCTGGTTTCTTATTCATGAACTCCTTGTAACGCTTGCCATGTTTCATGCGAGCGGCGCGTTCCTTATTAGATTTTTCTTGCTCTGCTTCTTGACGCCGTGCTTTGGCATCAGAATACCAAGACAGTGAGCGTTCGGAAATCATGCAGTGTAACCCTTTGCTTTACGATCGTGGTCAATGGTCGCCTGCATCATGCGTTGCTTCATACGTTC